GATGTTCTTGAAGAGTTTCAAAACTTCCTTCGTGCCTGTGGATACGTAATTGAGTATGATCAATGTTTAGTTTTGGAGAATATGGGTGAGTAGATTTATTGCAGCAATGGATCACAGCGGCGGAAGCACAGGTGGTGTATTAGAACGCTACGGACAAGCGTACACAGAAGAAGATAAAATGGAGAAAGTTCATGCTATGCGTCTTAGAATGGTCAACAGTCTTGACTTCAACGACAAAAACATCTGGGGAGCAATCCTCTATCAAGACACAGTCACACGTGGCATGGTTAATATCTTGGATGAAAAAGGTATTGACACGTTCCTAAAGATTGACAGTGGATGTGACGAAGATGGCACACTCAAACAGTTTCCAGTAAAACAAATGTTAGAGTTTGCTACAAACGGCATTGGTCCTCGAATCTACGGCACCAAGATGCGTAGTATTGTACATGGTACAGGAATGATACATCCTGTGCTTAAACAACAGTTTACACTTGCTCGTACTATTTGGGAGCATGGGCTTGTGCCTATTATTGAACCAGAAGTGCCTATTGACCATCCTATCAAAGCTGAAGTTGAAGATGCTCTTATGTATCACTTACAAGAATTTTTAGATGAGTATCCAGGCAAATGTATTCTCAAACTAACTCCGCCGGAAGTACCTAACTTGTATCACAACCTTACAGTGTTTCCTAATGTAGAACGTGTTGTGTTTCTAAGTGGCGGATACAGCACAGCAGAAGCGTGTAATAGACTAGGTCTTAATGATAACGTAACTGCTAGTTTTAGTAGAGCATTGTCAGAAGGCTTGCGTTATGACTTGACAGATGAAGAATTTAATGCTAAAATAAGTAGTAACATTAAACAAATAACAGAGGCATCTAAATGAGCACTTATATCTTAGTAGATACAGCAAACACATTCTTTCGTGCAAGACATGTAGTACGTGGTGATGTCGATACTAAACTTGGCATGGCACTACATATTACACTTAATAGTGTTAAGAAAGCATGGCTGGACTTTAATGCAGATCATGTTGTGTTCTGCTTAGAAGGACGTAGTTGGCGCAAAGACTATTACGAGCCTTACAAGCGCAATCGCAAAGAACATCGCGATGCAATGACTACACAACAGCAAGAAGAAGATACATTGTTTTGGGAGATCTTTGATGAGTTCAAAGACTTTATTGGCAATAAAACTAACTGTACTGTAATGCAAAATCCTGTACTAGAAGCAGATGATCTTATTGCAGGCTGGGTACAGGCACACCCTAACGACGATCATGTTATTATCAGTACAGACGGTGACTTTGCACAGTTGATTGCGCCTAATGTACGTCAGTACAATGGGGTAAGTAATACTACTATTACAGTAGAAGGATATTTTGATGACAAAGGCAAGCCCGTGTGCGATAAGAAGACAGGAGAACCTAAGCCTGCTCCACACCCTGAATTCATGTTGTTCGAAAAATGTATGCGTGGAGATACTAGTGACAATGTGTTTAGTGCCTATCCAGGTGTTAGAAAAAAAGGTACAAAGAACAAAGTTGGACTAGTTGAAGCATTTGAAGACAAAACTACAAAAGGCTTTAGTTGGAATAATATGATGTTGCAACGCTGGACTGATCATGAAGGCGTAGAACATCGTGTACTCGATGATTATATACGCAATGTTACATTGTGCGATTTAACTGCGCAGCCCGAACATATTAGACAAGAAATAGATAACACTGTTGCAGAAGTTAAACCTAAAGACATTACACAAGTTGGCATGCGTCTTATGAAGTTTTGTGCTAAATGGGATATGCAACGTATTGCAGACCAAGCAGCAAGTTATGCAGATCCATTACAAGCGAGATACCCACAATGACTATGAAAGCTAAACCTGTACTAAAAGATAAGTTTTGGATTGTTGAAGAAGAAGGATTACGAGTTGGTACTCTTTCAAAAAACGATGAAGGATTTGTTGTTAGTCAAAAAGGTTCTGTTAAGTTTTATCGAAGTGAAAATCAGTTAAAAAAGACATTTGGAAAAAACTTTTTAGTTGCAAATATTAAAAATGAAACTAAAAATTCAAACAGAGAAGTACACGGATATCCAACCCGTACAACTCCTTACAACAGCATGTATGATATTAAACATAAACTGCCATTGTTTACTAAAAGTGAAAAATCTAAAAGTGTATATTGTGCTGGATATTATCTTGTTAAGTTTAATGTTAACTGGCTTAAAAGTTACTGTCCAAAGCTAATTACTATTGAACGTAATGAATATCTAGGTCCATACAAGACTGAGTTAGAAATGAAAGCAGCACTAAGCAATGTCAACCGATCCAATTAATACAATGCCAATACAGCAGCTGATCCAAATGGTGAAAGCTGCTGAACAAAGTAAAGCAAGAGAAATAAGACTCGATATAAATCAAGCAAAAATATTAGCACTTACATTAGGCGAAGTTATGGCAAGGTTACATGGAGATTTAGAAAAAATCATTGATAGTAAACTTGAAAAGCTCAATGAAGATCAAATCATTGAAGTAAATATGGACTCTGGAGCTTGGTAAAAAGATAAATATATGCGTAGTTAATAAAGGAAACGCATTATGAGTAGACCTAAGCCAGTCGTTAGACTTGAATACACAAATAAAGTTACCTATAAATGTGAACAGATTTTAGATGCAGAAGCTATTTGGGCTGTGTTCTATCAAGATAAACCATTTAACTTAAAAAGTTCAAATGCGTTAACTAACTATCCAGGGCCTAAATATAAAAAAACTAGTTTTTCAAATCCAGGACATGCTCATAATCTAGCTAAAAAACTAAACACTATGTTTAACTGCAATGACTTTTCGGTTTATATGTTATCCGAAGGTGAGAAGTTGTTTGACTGATAAAGTTACTTATACTAAACTTTTTTTAAAAGAGCTTAATAAAAGTTACAATGATATAAATGTAAAAGAATATATGCCATTGTGGTGGCAAAACACACGAACCAAAGGCAACGGCGGTTTAAGACTTACTGAAGAAGGATTTGATGTTATTAATCAAATTGGTATTACCACATACGATATTCCATATCCAAGAGATATTCCACTAACCACACAGATTATAATACATCTTGATAAGTTTATAACTTGCCCTTACTATCTTACAAATCGAAGTATAACGGTTACAGATGAACGCAAAGCAATAGAGCTAGGACTGTTTAGTGGCGACTTACGTAAATACGGATTAACAAAAGCAATGAATCGTTCAAAAAACGGTTGACACTTGTGTTTTTTGTGTTATATTAAGTATATAAACAACGCAAAGAGGGCTTTACAATGTTTACATACAGTAACGATGTTATTTCAGATCTACACAAAGACGCTTATGGCTTCCGTCCATCGCAGCGTTTCTTTGATGACTGGTCTACATATGCACCTGCAGAGAAGCAAGAGTGCTGGGATATAATGTGCCGTGACATGGAACAGGCTTGGGCAGAAGAAAAAGTTCAAGAGGCAGCAGATGTTGCCAAGTTTGAAGACCGTGTGCAAGATGTTATTGCAATCGGCGCTGGCAATCGAACTACTGCACTTAAATGGATTGTAGGACAAGAAACTTTCTACCACATTCAAGATGTTGAACATTTTGTTTGGCAGCAAGGCATCTTGTTTACAGATTATGGCAAAAAACTTATCAAAGAAATTGCCGCTATTGTAACATACAAAGATGCATATTGAGGTTGACATCTACAACAACGTTTGTTATATTAATGTATAGGCACTGAACACAAATCTAAAAGGAATATAAAATGTCAGACGTAATTCGCACCGTTTCTCCAAATAAAGCAAAAAACGCTCTTCGTCATGCAATGCAAAAGAAGCGTCCTGTTTTTCTTTGGGGACCTCCAGGTATTGGTAAATCCGATATTGTAGAACAGATTACTGCAAGTTTTTCTAACTCGCATCTTATTGATATTCGGTTGAGTCTTTGGGATCCAACTGATATTAAGGGTATTCCATACTTTGACAGTAATAATGTTAAAATGGCATGGGGTGCACCAAGTGAACTGCCAGATGAAGAAATGGCAGCACAATATGATAATATTGTACTATTCTTAGACGAGATGAACTCTGCGGCACCTGCTGTACAAGCGGCTGCGTATCAGTTGATTTTGAATCGTCGTGTAGGTACTTATAAACTACCAGACAATGTTATTATTGTTGCGGCAGGTAACCGTGAAAGCGATAAAGGTGTTACATATCGTATGCCTGCTCCGTTGGCTAACCGCTTTGTACACTTGGAACTTGCTGTCAACTTTGATGACTGGTTTGAGTGGAGTGTTAACAATAATATCCACAAAGACGTTGTAGGTTACTTGACGTTTGCAAAAAAAGACTTGTATGATTTTGATCCAAAGTCAGCAAGCCGTTCGTTTGCAACGCCACGTAGTTGGAGTTTTGTAAGTGAACTAATCGAAGACGACATTGACGAAGCAACTACTACTGACTTGGTTGCAGGCACAGTAGGAGAAGGTCTTGCTGTCAAGTTTATGGCACACCGTAAGGTTGCCTCAAGTATGCCAAACCCAACAGATATTCTAGCAGGTAAAGTAAAAGAGCTAAAAACTAAAGAAATCAGTGCCATGTATTCCTTGACTGTTTCGCTTTGCTACGAACTTAAAGAATCATCTGATAAAAATGACAAAAAGTTTGATGAAAAAGTAAATAACTTCCTGCGCTTTGCAATGGATAACTTTGACACCGAGCTGGTTGTTATGGGTATTAAACTTGCTCTTACGCAATATGCACTTCCTATCGATCCAGACGAAGTGGAATGCTTTGATGAGTTCCACAATCGCTTTGGTAAGTATATCAAGGCAGCGCAACAAGTTTAAGTTGGTACATAATGGGCAGTTTCGGCTGCCCATTATTCTATTTAAAGGTTGACATTAATAGTAAATATGTTATATTAAACGTATAACGCTTACACAAGGTGAGAACATGGCTACTAAAGATACACAAACTAAACTTAAAAACTGGGAACCAAATCCGGACATTACTCCAGAAGAGCTGGAGGAAATGCGTGTAGAAGTACTCGACCGCATTATTGTTGCACGAGTAGGTTTGCTATTACGGCATCCATTCTTTGGTAATATGGCCACACGTTTGCGTATTCAGGCAGCAGATGAATGGCTAGGTACTGCTGCTGTAGATGGCAGAAACTTATATTTTAATACGCAATTCTTTAATGCTATGAATAACAAAGAAATTGAGTTTGTTATTGCACATGAGATTTTGCATTGCGTATTTGATCACTTGGGTCGACGTGATGAACGCAATCCGATGCTGTATAACATTGCCGCAGATTATATTGTAAACAATCTACTAGTACGTGATCGTATTGGTACTATTCCTAGCATTGTAAGTTGTTATCAAGACTTTAAATACGAAGGTTGGAGTAGTGAAGAAGTCTATGACGAGTTGTTTGAAGAAGCTAAAAAGAACGGCGAAGAGTATCTCAAACAACTAGGCGAAATGTTAGATGAACATTTGGACCTAGAAGGTGAAGATGGTGAAGATGGCGAGAATGGCAAAGATGGCAAAGGCAGCAAAGGTCGTCCCAAGTACAGTAAAGCCGAAATGGATCAGATCCGAGACGAAGTAAAAGAAGCTATGATCAATGCTGCTCAAACTGCTGGTGCAGGTAATACACCTGCTGGAGTTGCACGTATGATCAAAGAGCTTACTGAGCCTAAGATGAACTGGCGTGAGCTTATTCGTCAACAAATTCAAAGTACTATTAAAAGCGACTTTACATTCAGTCGTCCGTCACGCAAAGGCTGGCATACTGGTGCTATTCTTCCAGGTATGGATTTTCAAGATACTATCGACTTGTGTATCTGCATTGACATGTCGGGTAGTATTGGTAACTCGCAAGCCGCAGATTTCTTAGGCGAAATACAAGGCATTATGGATGAGTTCAAAGACTATAAGATCAAGTTATGGTGTTTTGATACTAACGTGTACAATGAACAAGACTTTAGTGCAGACAATGGTGAAAGCCTGTGCGACTATGAAATATTAGGTGGCGGTGGCACTGACTTTATGGTTAACTGGACATATATGAAAGAAAATGACATCCAGCCTAAAAAGTTTATTATGTTCACAGATGGATATGCTTGGGATAGCTGGGGTGATGAAGATTATTGCGAAACAGTATTTGTTATTCACTCACACCATGATAAAAACTTACAAGCACCGTTTGGTGTTACAGCACACTATGACGAGGCTGCATGAAACTAAAAGACCCTAATCCACTTGATGTATTAGATATAAGGAGGGTAGATTTTTGCCCTCCTCATTTTGCTACAATAAGTATTCCACGTAGATATAATTTAGATCAAGCAATATGCGACTGGATCATTGGAAATCTATCTGGAAGATACTTTTTTGGTAATTCTATTCAGTTAGATGAAGGGAAAAATCTTGTACAGCAACATTATGTTGGATTTGAAAGTTCAAAAGAACTTAGCTTCTTTATGCTGGCTTGTCCACATTTGAAGTACAACTAAGATACTGGTTATAAATAAATTATACAAGGAGTAAAATATGACCGAAAATACACAAGCAAATGAATTAAATATTCAAGATTTAGCATTAGCAAGAGCTGTTATCGAACTTGCAACAGAACGTGGTACATTTAAGGCTAATGAATTGGCTAATGTAGGTGCGTTATATAATAAACTAGATGCTTTCTTAAAAGAAGTAGAAGCACAAGCCAAAGCGGCAAAAGAAGGTGCCGAAGCGGCGATGACAGAAACTCCACAGGAGAATGAAGATGGCGCTTAAACATGTAGGCAGAGTTGCTGCCAATAGACGTAAAGTAGTTGTAGCATATCGAGTTATTCCAGGCGATCCTGATAACTGCTTGGTTGTACAAACAGAAAATCTTAGTGCAGACGAACATGACAGTTTGATTAGAGTTGTTGAATCTGCTGCAGGACAGGAAGCATATGAGTTTGCAGAAGCAATGGCTCGTGCATACTTGCCAGATGGACGTAATATGTTAGCAGGATTTCAACAAACTGGAAAGCTAAGAAAAGTTCCAACTGAAGCTATTGAAATGACTCCAAATGGTAATACTACTATTGCACTCAACGAGTTGAATAATACTATTGCAGAACAACGAGGTGTTACAGTAAACGATCTTGCACTTAAAGGACCCGGTGGAGAAACTGCTCCACAGCCAAGTAATCAATCAGAGCCAGCTGTTGATCCTACCGCAGTTTATAATAACGAAACTACAGTCTCTACAGACGGTGTACTTGATGATAACGCACTTGCGGCGCAATACAGATCACAAGCAGATGCTTTGTATAAAGAAGCAAAAGCACTCCGAGCACAAGCTGAAGAATTAGTACCAACTATTAAGAAGAAAGCAAAGGTGACAGCAAAGAAAACTGAAACCAGTGACGGATAAAAACAAAGACGAGTATTGGGAAGAAATACTAAATGATATTGATATGGATTTTATTCCATTAGAATATATCAACACTGTTATTGTTGGATTTGTTGACGGGAAAGAGTGGGAAATTGATATTAAAAAAACCAAGCAAAACTCTGATGATGTTGACTCTATACTAGAAGATTTTTTTGAAGAGTACGACGATACTATTGAAAAAGTTGATTTTAGATTAGATACTGAGCGTTTAAAAAAAGACATTCAAAAAAGAACAACACGTTTTCTTAAAGTAAACAAGTAAAAAAAGGCTATTACAACTGTATTTTTAGTACAAAGTTGTAGTAGCCTTTTCCTTTTAAAAATAGTTTCTGCACAGATATGATAAATATATAAAACAGTACCT